CTTAAAAGCTCAACAAGATATGAAAATTTTGAATACAGTTAAATATCTTTTAAATCGTGACTAGCAATATCCAACAATGATTTGCTCTGAGCATTATTAATTTTTGGATAATCAAAATTTCTAAGTTTAAATCTTGTGTTTTTCTCAATCTTCCAAACCTTCCAAGTCGCAACTGCCATTGTGATGAGGAAGGTTGTTTTGTATAACGTGTTCATTTTTAATTCCTCCTATTAAGTTGTTTGTGTTTCACCCAAAAACTTATTAACAAAGTATTGTTGTCCTTTGCCTGTTACTTTTGGCGTCTTACTAATTGATGTGTGACCGTCTGAATGTGTGATTGATGTTTCTTTAATTTCGAATAACTCACGTTCCATTGAATACTGTGTAGGCATGTTATAATCCACACCCTTGCGTTTAATTAGGAATCCGTTTTGACGTAGCCATTCGAATAATCTGCGTTGCCCGATGTTTACACCGTTTTGTTTAATGATCTTCGCTAACTCTCCAACTAAAATTGATGTCTTAGTAGTAGCTACTGCATCTGCAAATACAATTTTTGGTTTATCACGTTCAATCTTTGTTTCTAATTGATTGATTGTGTTGTTAGCGATTTTTAAAGCACGTTGCATAATCATTTCTGGACTGTTCCATGCTTTTTCAACTTGGATGAAGTATTGCCTTGCACGTTTGCCAGGTTCACTACGTTGAATCATTGCGATTTCTTTTGCAGTGTCTAGTGTGAGTGCGTGGTCAGTTTGATTCTGACGACCTCCTAGTGGGTTATGGACAAAAATGTCCGTAACTACATAATCGATATTTTCTTCAAATCCGTAATCACTCATTCTTTCAAACCATTTTTTGTATGGAGTCTTAACTTCTAATGCTTGATGAAGTTCTCGACCGCTGATTGCGATTTCTCCATTTTCTTTTTCTTGTATATTGAACATTTCGCCGATGTTCGATTTTGTTTGTAATGCTTGCATTTTATTTCTCCTTTACATTAGCGATATCAACTTGTAGTGCATCGCATATTTTTTTTACTGTGAGGAAGCCGGGATTTTTAACTTCTGTTTCGATAGATTGAATTGTCGAATTTTGTAATTCTGTTAGCTTCGCTAGTTGATAGCGTGTTATCCCCTTTTCTTCTCTCAATTCTTTTAAGTTCAGCATCTTACCACTCCTTATTGTCTATAACGATATTTCGTTATATAATTAATCCAACCCCACTACACTGGGAGGTGATTTCCTTGCTTATGCGAGGTTTTAAATCATCCTGTGGTTTTATAGGTTAGTAAGTCTAAATTAGAACATCGTTTGTTGTGTTCCACAGTCAACTGAGACGTTAACAAGGTATGCGTACTAGAAGGTAGTAACTTTTAGGACGCTAGACTTTGATGGAAAACCTAAGCACCATACAGGGCTGGGGACGATACCAGCAAAAATTGTGCTGTTAGTCGTAGTGATTAGAACCAAACAAAATTTCCGTAACACATACCTTCTACGACAAGGTGTGTGTTTTTTTATTGGAAACAAAATGTTTGTAATGCTTGCATAATGTTTATGCTTATTTCGTGTATAATGTTGTTATCAACCTAAGGAGGTGATAAGTATGAAAGCTTGTTTATATCTTTCTAACGATAAATTTGTTGAAATCGATAATTTAGAAAAAGTGATAAAGTCAGGTCATCGCGGAACTGTTGAAATATCAAAAGAAAAAATTAAAAGTTCCTTGTTCACTAATGGCTCATATACTTTTGTTGGAGACAAAATAGTAGCTATCGCTTCAGCTAAAATCGAATTCATAGAATTTATCGATTAATCTCTTTAAGCAACTCTGCAACTGCTCGCAACAGTTCAGGGTTGTTGTTTCTTTCTAAACAGTAACTAGCATGCTTGAGTAATTTGAGTTTTAATTTATTTTTTTCTTTCGCAATTCTAAATTTTTGTAACATTTGTAGTTCCTCCTTTATTCGAAATCTTCAATTGACAAGGTTTCAATTCGTTTTTGGTAACGATATAAATAAAAGTTCTTCAACATGTCATACATTCTGCTAGCTTCATCGTATTCACTCTCTTTTAAATCAGAATTAAGCGTTACACCAAAAGCTGATAATGTAAGTTTTCTAATGTGGTCATGAATTTCACTAGCGTATGCTTTGTAATTTTCATAACATCCTATTCCGTGTTGATATTTCTTCAAAGATAATGGATGTCCTAAGCCGAGATTGTCAGCACCTCTTAAACGTTCTGTATAAGCAAACTTTTTATTAATTTCATCAAAATCGTTATGGCTGATTCTTACTTTGTTGAAAATTGAACCTGAACTGATTGGTTTCTCGCCTTTTATAGCATTTCTAACTTCTTTCGCTATAATTTCTTTCAACTCTTCTTTGGTTAACGTGATTTGTTCCATAGTGTTCCTCCTTTAGTTCAATTATTTTGAACTTTATAATTAAAAAAATATACTTGTATTTCTTCTCTGGGTATAGATAATAATTCACAAGCTTTAGCTATTTCGGAATCTCTCCAACCAATTTTATCATTTAATTTTAAAGATAAACTTCGTTCTGATAAGCCTATCGCGTATGCAAAAGCATATCTATTACCATACTTTTCAATTATACGACCTATTAAAGCTGAATAATCAAAACACATCATGTCACCTCTTTCTGAGTTCAATATTTTTGAACTACATAAACCTTAACACGTTTAAAAAATCAATGCAATACAAAAGTTCAATATTTTTGAATTTTTCTATTGAACTTTTGTTCAACGGAGCTTATACTATAACTATATTAATGGAGGAGGAAAATTCATTGAACTCTACAACTAGCAACAGAATCAAACAAGCTATGAAGTCATCGAATTTAAAACAAATAGATATAGTAAACAAAGCTAAAAGCATGGAAGAAGAAACTGGTATCAAATTATCAAAAACTGATTTAAGTCAATATGTTAATGGTAAAGTGACGCCGGGTCAGAAGAAATTATATGTTTTAGCTAAAATATTGAATGTTAGCGAAGCTTGGTTGTTGGGATACGACGTAGAAAGTAAAAGAATTGATGATAAAGAAAGAGATAAATTTAATCAGCATCAAGAAACTATAGCTGGTCATGCAAATAAAGATGAATTTACTCCTGAAGAATGGGAAGAAATCGAAAACTTTATGCAATGGGTTAGAGATAGAAAGAAATAAGACACCAAAGGGGTTTGGCTCATGGGAAAATACGAAGAATTGCTTATGAAATGTGAAGTTGAAGTGAAAGAAACACAAAGAGTACCTCGAGGATTCGATGGTTGGTATCAAGAAGGAGAAATTTTTATTAGACCTTCCCTATCCGAAAGGAACAAATTAGAAGTATTATATGAAGAACTTGCCCACCACAAGTTGACGTATGGCAACATTTTAGATCAATCGAATTTCAACAATCGCAAGTTCGAAAATTACGCACGTAGACACGGCTTTATCTCAGCTGTACCGCTACGCGAAATTGTAGAAGCTTATAATTATGGCGTACGCAACTTGTATGAGTTGTCTGAGTATCTACAATTAAGCGAAGAATACATATTAGAAGCGATAGAACAATATAAAAAGATATATGGTATTGGAACTCACTATGGCGAGTATTCGATTACATTTGAGCCGTTGAGAGTTTTTAAATTGCATCATATTGATTAACAGCGCCTATGTGGCGCGAGGAGGATGAGGGATGGAAGAGAACGCACCTTTAGAAACAGCAGTTAATAATTTTAAAAAGATTCAAAATAGCGAGATTTACAAATTTAAATATATGAATTCATGGTGTCTTGAATATTCAGAGTTTTTATTGGATGAAGTTAGATTGTTAAAAGAAAACAAAAGTTACACCAGATATAAAAAAGGCACTATAATTTATGTAAAGTTAGGTGTTAATGTTGGCAGAGAGTTTTCTGGAAACCATTTTTGTATGGTACTTAATAATCACGATTCAAATAAAAATCCAATATTAACGGTAGTTCCACTTACATCTTCCAGAAGTAAATTCAATGTGCATATCGAAGAAGATTTGTTACCTTTAGTATTGGAAAAAATGGACGTAACGGGTAAGGATTTAGCTAAAAAAATCATGAACAATCTTGAAAAGGTGTCAAAAGCAGAAAACCCATACGATCAAAAATTACTTGATGAAAACAAATCGCTGAATGACGACTTCAAAAAATATTCGAAGGTTCGCAAAAGATATGAGCGATTCAAGTATAAAAAGACCTATGCTAACGTTTTAAATATCACTACAATCAGCAAGGATAGAATATCGAAAATTAATAGGTATGACCCTGCCGGAGAAATATCATATTCAAAAGAAACAGTAGATAAAATTGAAAATAGTATAAAAATTAGATTTCTTAGTTAAATCGCTTGAACTACACTCTCTTTGATGGTATATTACATATATACAAAACAAGCCGCTGAAATATTTGCGGCAAGCTTCAAATTAGACAAGTCGCTGAAATATTTGCGACATGAGAGGGTGCATCTGCGCTCTCTCTTTTTTTATACAATTTTCACGGGTAGCCCGCCTACCCTTATTATTTTTTGCCAATTTTGAGGAGGGAGCACATGAAAGTAGCAATTTATACTAGAGTGAGTACACTTGAACAAAAAGAAAAAGGACACTCTATCGAAGAACAAGAAAGAAAATTAAGAGCTTACAGCGACATAAACGACTGGAAAATTCATAAAGTATATACTGACGCTGGATACTCCGGAGCTAAAAAAGACAGACCCGCTTTACAAGAAATGTTGAATGAAATAGATAATTTTGATTTGGTTTTAGTCTATAAACTAGATCGATTAACTCGAAGTGTTAAAGACTTACTAGAGATACTAGAATTGTTTGAGAATAAAAACGTGTTGTTTAGGAGCGCAACAGAAGTATATGACACAACTTCTGCTATGGGACGTTTGTTCGTAACATTAGTAGGTGCTATGGCAGAGTGGGAGCGTACTACAATTCAAGAGCGTACTGCAATGGGTCGACGCGCATCAGCTAGAAAAGGGTTAGCTAAAACTGTCCCTCCTTTCTATTACGACAGAGTAAACGATAAATTTGTGCCTAATGAATATAAAAAAGTATTACGATTTGCAGTAGAAGAAGCGAAAAAAGGTACTAGTTTAAGAGAAATAACTATAAAATTGAACAACTCTAAATACAAAGCACCCTTAGGTAAAAACTGGCACAGATCAGTTATAGGCAATGCTCTAACGAGTCCGGTAGCTAGAGGTCATCTTGTTTTCGGTGACATATTCGTCGAAAACACCCACGAAGCTATTATAAGTGAAGAAGAATACGAAGAAATAAAATTAAGGATAAGTGAAAAAACTAACTCTACAATCGTAAAACATAACGCTATTTTCAGAAGTAAACTATTATGTCCAAACTGTAACCAGAAATTGACTTTAAACACAGTCAAGCATACGCCTAAAAATAAAGAAGTTTGGTATTCTAAACTATACTTTTGTTCTAACTGCAAAAATACTAAAAATAAAAATGCATGTAACATCGACGAAGGCGAGGTTTTAAAACACTTTTACAATTATCTAAAACAATTTGATTTAACATCATATAAAATCGAAAACCAACCTAAAGAAATAGAAGATGTCGGCATCGATATTGAAAAGTTGCGAAAAGAACGCGCTAGATGTCAAACACTTTTTATAGAAGGTATGATGGATAAGGATGAAGCTTTTCCAATAATAAGTCGTATTGACAAAGAAATACATGAGTATGAAAAGCGCAAGGATAATGATAAGGGTAAGACTTTTAACTATGAGAAGATTAAAAATTTCAAGTATTCATTGCTAAACGGCTGGGAATTAATGGAAGATGAGTTAAAAACTGAATTCATAAAGATGGCAATCAAAAACATTCATTTTGAATATGTAAAAGGAATTAAAGGGAAGCGCCAGAACTCATTGAAGATTACGGGTATAGAGTTTTATTAATTGGAAGTTCGGAATAACTATG